CTCGAAGGGTTGAGACAGGGTGTCGATGTAGATCAGCGTGGGCTTGGTGGGCAGGGCCTCGATGGCCGATGCCAGGGCCTCAACGTGTTCCGAAATACTCAACACCAGGGGCGTGATGCAGACGTGAAAGTTTGGGGTCAGGCTCACGCCATGAGCCTGGTGCCAGGCCTGCACGCGGCGATAGATGCCTGCACCGCCTTCGGCTGCGACGTAGACCACGCCGCCTGGTCGTGTCTTGCGACCTGCCCATTGCATGCCGTGCGCGACGTGTAAGCAGTGGTCCAGGGCGATGAAAGACTTGTAGGTGCCTGACGCGCCAAAGAACATGCCCAGGGAGTCGTCAGGGATCAAGTGCTTGACCTGCCACTTGACGGTCCCGGCCCGTGCCTGCAGCTCGTCGAGGTTGACTAGCAGGCCGCTTGCATCTTCTTGGCCTTGCTCGTTCTTGGGCAGGTTCAGGTTGATGTTGACGGTGGGCTGCTTGCGTTCTTCTGGCGCGAACTTCTCGGCTGACTTCACGGCACGCGGGATCTCTGACCTGCGCGTCTCCCATCTGCGGTATTCGTCCGCGTTGCGCGTGTCGGGCCTGGCTGTGTCCATGATGGAGTACAGGTGCTCGACCGCCGCGCCGGGGAACATGCCGCCTGCAATCAGGTTGGCGGCCAGGCGGGTGATGCTGTCGTGATAGACGCGCTGGGATGGATCGGGGTTGGTCAGATCAGCGACCAGGTCGCCTGCATGATTTCCTGTTGACGTTGTTGTGGATGCGGTTTTCGTTTGCACGTCGACCATGTTGCGCAGTGAATCGAGGTCGACACCGACGGCTGCACATGCGTCGTCGAGTGACCAGCGCACGTTGGGTTGCCAGAGCTCGAGCTTGACCTCCCACTCACCGGCTGCGCGTGGCTTGGTGTTGCGACCAAACGGCAGGCGAACGTACCGCACGCAGGCGTTGCCTGATGCGTCGTTTGATCGACCTCGAGCGGCCAGGGCAGACATGACCCGGTCGACGAGCTGGCGGTTATAGGCGTCCTGGTCGTCTGCATCGAGCAAGATGCCGATCTGGAACTTGCCTGGGCTGGTCTGGATCGCGTATGAGAACGCGTGGAAATCGTTGAGCTGCACGTCGTCCAGGACGAGCACGGCCAGGCGCACAAACGCGTCCTTGCGGCGCACGATCTCGCCCTCGTCACCGACGGTGAGCACGCTGGTGCAGAAGTAGTTGTTGTCACCGCCTGCGCGGTCAATCAGGGCCGCTTGCTGTGGCAGCCCTTTGTAGAGTCGACCAGACCATTTGCCTGGGTCCTGGCTTGATGGATCTGCGCGGAAGCTGCAGACCCAGCCGTGTTGTCCTTGCTCAAGGTTTCCGTAGACCTCGGCGAGAAAATCGCTGTTGGTCATCGCTGTTGCTCCGATGACCATCTCATGCCTCGATGTAAACCAGCTCCCGAACACCCAGGGGCACGCCCTGACGCTTGCCCATCTCGATGAGCTTGGGCCAATACCGTTGGGGGACGATCCCGCCGGTGCCGTTGGGGGCGGGCTGGCACCAGCGCGAGAGCGTGGACTTGTCCAGGTTCAGCTCGCCGGCCACGGCGCTCTTGCCGCCAAGGCGCTCGATCAAGGTGTACGCAGGGTCTAGCTTGTGAATCACGGGGATGGTCATTTCTTTCCTCATTGTGTTGCGATTGACTCAATGGCGAGTTTATGTCACCCTGCATAGATGGGGGGGGAAAGCGCGCAAAATGAACACAGACTGGTTCCGGGATTTGATGGCAGCCAAGAAGCTGTCGCAGCGAAAGATGGCAGGCATGATGGACCTGGACCCGGCGGCTGTTTCGTTGATGCTGCGCGGCCAGCGAAAGATGACCAACGAAGAGGCTCACCTGATGAGCCAGATCCTTGGCGTCAAGACGACAGAGGTGCTGCGCCAGGCCGGCGTGGCGGTGACCGATGACGTGCGCACCGTGCCCATTTCAGCCTGGGTTGATAAAGAGGGTGTTGTCACGCTGTTTCCCGACAAAACGCACGATCGGGTGACCGGACCTGCAGACTGTCCCGCGGGCACCTACGCCGTGCAGGTGAGAGCTGCAGGGCTGCCGCAGGACGGCTGGTTGATGTACGTCACCCCTGCGCAAGTTTCCCCTGCGGACAACATCGACAACCTGTGCCTGGTGGCCAGCAAGATGGGCGCGACCAGCATGGCGGTGCTGCGCCGCGGTTACCGCTCGAACACCTTCAACCTGATCGCGTGGCCAAGCCTGGTGCAATGCAACGACGCCCTGGTCGCCTGGTGCTCGCCGGTCATCTGGATCAAGCCGTAATCTGAAAACAGAGGTACTAAGGGAAAGTCCCTACATTTTTGTTGGTCTTGGTGTTGGGAAATTCTCAATGTGGAGCCATAATCACTCCATGTTCAACGCAATCAACCAGGAGCCAACGATGCAAGTCCAAATCATTCGCAACGATCAATCAGCAGCAGGTCAATTTATTGAGGCCGACTGCGGCAAAACCTCTGCCTACATTTGGGTCAGCAAAGCTGGCTACATCAACGTGTGCTGCAACAACGCATCGCACAAAGCATGGAAGGCGTCCAGGGGTCGCAATTTCTTCAGCTTTGACGAGGCCCTGGCCGCCTACAAGTCTGCCGAGATGAAGGCAATCATCAACGCCGCGACATTCAGCGCCTGATGCACACCTGGCCCTTCCCACCACCTGGCGGGCCTGTCCCTTGGACGCCCGCGCAGGAGCGCGCTTACCAACAGCGCCGCCGCGACGAAATTCCCGACGCCCCCTTCATTCACGTTCATCAGAAAGGTTGACCCATGAGAGAGTCTCACTTCCGCACACCACGCACGCTCGCCGACTGCGAGTTCCGCGTCGGTTATCCCATTGCCGAGCCCCGTCGCTCGTTTGAGCAGCTGGGCCACACGGCTGTCGCTTACACCCTTGCATTCGCTGCAGGCTTTGTCGTCGCTTTAGTTGCGCTGACCTGATGCAGTGCCCTGAATGCGGCGCGTGGATCACTGTTCTTGAATCCAGACCACGCAAAGGCAACACACAACGCAGGCGCTACGAGTGCGCCAACCTCCACCGATTCACAACCATCGAAACCGTTTATGTCAGAAGCAAACAAGATTCAAGTGGCGGGCAGCCACTACAAGAGCAAAGCGATCCAGCCGTGGGACTACATAGCGAGCAACGGCCTCGGATACTTTGAGGGCAACATCGTCAAGTACGTTTCACGCTGGCGCGACAAGGGCGGCGTGGATGACTTGCGCAAGGCCCAGCACTACCTGCAGAAGCTCATCGAGCTCCAACTGCAGCCTCAAGACGGCGGCAAAGACCGCTGCAACTTTTCAATCTCAGCCCACGACAGGACCAAACCATGAACGCACTAGACGACCTCGCCACACAGTGGCGCAAAGCAAAAGACGATGAGACACGCGCACGCGATGCTCGCATCTCCATCGAGGAACAGATCCTCAAGCTGCACCCGGCCAAAGAAGAGGGAAGCGAGACGGTGACCACCGAGCTGGGCGCCAAGGTCAAGCTCACCGGCAAACTCAGCTACAAGGTCGACCTGACCAAGCTCGAGCTGCTCACGGCCAGCTGGAACGCTGACGCCAAGCCGTTCAAGACCGAGATCAAAGCGGACGAGACGAAGCTCAAGATGATCCGCAGCAACGCGCCCCGCTTGTGGTCTGAGATTGCGCCAGCGATTGAGGTCAAGCCCGCCAAGACCGGCGTCGACATTTCATTCAAGGAGTAACCCTTGAAGGTGCAAGACGTATACACCGAGCAGGAGTTCATCGACTTGCTTGATGAAGCCGAATCCAACGCCAAGAACAGCTGGGAGGAAACGTTTGTTTCTGACATGCGCGAGAAGTTTAATGAGTACAACGTGCGCATGTACATCAGCGATAAGCAAGATGAAATTCTCAACCGAATCGCCAACGATGAATAAGGAGTAACTCATGGCTTTCAATTTGCAATCAATCAAGCGCACCAAGCGCATGCGCGCACCCAAGGTGGTGATCGCTGGCCCAGGCAAGATCGGCAAGACAACCTTTGCGGCCATGGCCCCCAACGCGATCGGCATCTTGACTGAGGACGGCGCCGACGCAGTCGACGCCTCGGCCTTCCCGTTGTGCCAATCGCTCGACGATGTGTATTCCGCAATCGCCACGCTGTACAACGAGGGCCACCAGTTCGAGACGGTGTTCATCGACTCGCTCGATTGGCTCGAGCCGTTGCTACACGCTCACGTCTGCCAGGCTAACAAGTGGGAGCACATCGAGGCCCCTGGTTACGGCAAGGGCTATGTGGCAGCGGCTGACGAGTGGCGCAGGCTGTTGGCTGGCCTCGAGGCCCTGCGCCAGCACAAGAACATGGCCGTCATCTTGATCGCGCACGACAAGATCAAGCACTTCGAGTCGCCCTTGCATGAGGGCTATGACCAGTACGTTCTAAAGCTGCACGACAGGGCCTCTGCCCTGGTGCAAGAGTGGGCCGACGTCATTGGCTGGGCCAACTATCAGATTGTCACCACGCAGTCCGACGCCGGCTTTGGCAACAAAGAAACCAAGGCCCGCACCACCGGCAAACGCATCCTGCATCTCGAACCGCACCCCGCGCACATGGGCGGCAACCGGTTCGGCCTTAAGAATATGCCTCTCGACTGGGAGGCATTCGCCGCCGCACTTGCGGCAAATTTCACCCCCGCCAACCAGGAGTAATCAACGATGGCAAATTTCAACTTCAACGCAAACGCAGTCGCCCCCATGGCCCCTCGCTCGTATGACCCGTTGCCCAACGGCGAATACGAAATGATCGTGACCAAGTCCGACATCAAACCGACCAAGGCCGGCACCGGCCACTACCTCGAGCTGGAGCTGCAGGTCGTCTCAGGCGAGCACAGTGGTCGCCGTCACTGGGAACGCCTGAACATCGACAACCCCAACAAGCAGGCCGAGGACATCGCCAAGGCCGCGCTGGCCGCTTTGTGCTTTGCAGTGGGCGTCGAGGACATGACCGACACCACCCAGGTGCACGACATTCCGTTTATCGTGCAGCTCGAGATCGATCGCAAAGAGCCCGACCGCAACAAGATCACCGGCTACAAGAGCGCCAACGGTGACGCACCAGCTGCACCCCTGGCAGCGGCCCCTGCGGCCAAGCCTGCCGCACGCCCTGCCGCGCCAGCCAAAAAGCCCTGGGCATAAGGAGTAGCAGTATGTGGGTAAAAAAAGAATGCGCACCTCTTGAGAGCACGACGGTGTACGAACTTAACGGCATCACTTATGTGCCGCACTACAAGAACCGCAGTCTGTTTGTTGGGCCTGGTTATCCGGCCGGTGAAGGCAAACCTAAGATTGAACACACACACACGGCAGAGGAATTGATGGCCGCAGGCGCTGAAGCCAAAACTATGATGTTGTGGCCTCGGCCCGCATTCATAGCCACGGCCGCCGCGTAAAACCAAACGGGGGAAAGCGGATGCATCTAGCAGGTGCCTGACTCCCACTTGCTGGGTGAGGTAGCGAGTACCCCAATTTTTTGAAAGACAACGATGGCAACCCTTCCCGACTCACAACACACCACCGCGTACCAGATCGTCCGCTGGTACGAAAAGACGCGCCAGGAGCACCGCCCCCACATGGGCGCCTCGATCATTGGCCATCAGTGCGAGCGCAGCGTCTGGTTGACCTGGCGCTGGGCACTCACCCCTGAATTCACTGGCCGCATCTTGCGCCTGTTCAGCACCGGCCAGCGCGAAGAGCCGCGCCTGATCGAAGAGCTGCGCGGCATCGGCGCGACCGTGTGGGACAAGGACGAGAACGGCAAGCAATGGACCGTCAGCGCGTGCAATGGCCACTTTGGTGGCTCGCTCGATGGCGTGGCCAAGGGCCTGCCAGAAGCGCCCAAGACCGTGGCCGTGCTCGAGTTCAAGACGCACAGCGCAAAGAGCTTTGCCGACCTGACAAAAAAGAAAGTGCGCGAGGCCAAGCCCCAGCACTTTGACCAGATGACGGTGTACATGGGCAAGATGGAGCTCGAGCGCGCCCTGTACATGGCCGTCAACAAAGACACCGACGACCTCTACACCGAGTGGGTGCATTTCGATGCCGATCGGTTTGCCGTGCTGATGGACAAGGCCGAGCGGTTGATCGAGATGACGACACCGCCCGAGCGCATCAGCGCAGACCCGGCGTTCTACGTCTGCAAGATGTGCAACTTCTGGAAGCACTGCCACGGTGGCGTGGCCGCGGAGGCCAACTGCCGCACCTGTTGCTACGCTTCGCCCGTTGAGAATGCGGCATGGAGTTGCGACAAGCACAAGAGCAAGATCGCCGACAAGGTGCAGCGCGACGGCTGCAACGATCACCTGATGATCCCAGCCCTGGTGCCCTACGGTGAGCCGATCGACGGCGGCGAGAGCTGGGTGGCATACAAGCACCGCGACACCGGCGCGATGTTCGTCAACGGTCCTGAGAGCTGCAGCGACTACGGCCCGATCTTCTCGAGCAAAGAGCTGCACAACTGCCCCAGCGCGCTGCTGGCCGACATGGCCGGGCTCAAAGGGGAGTTCCCTGGCAGCAAGGTTGTGAGCGGTGACGTCAAGGCGCCGATGGACCTGACGACTGCGTTTGATGACATCGCCACAGACCCGAACGATTTGCCGGCAGGTAAGCCCGACAACGCAGCCAAGAAGAAGGCCCGCGCCAAGATCAAGGCCGCAGTCGAGGCCCTGGAGGCCCAGCGCAAGTGAGTAGGCTGTTTGATCGCATACGGGCCATGATCGTGGAGGTCGGCGACTGCTGGGAGTGGCGCGGTGCGTTGCAAAGCAATTCACCCGTCCCGACCATGAACTACAAGGGCAAGGTCGGCCCTGTGCGCAGGCACATCGCCGAGGAGCGCGGCGTGCCCCTGCAGGGCAAGCTGGCCACGCACAGTTGCGGCAACCAGCTCTGCGTGAACCCTGACCATGTGATCCTAGTGTCTCGCAAACGTCTGCAGGCGCGCATCGCCAAGGACGTCAAGCACCAGGTCAATGCGATCCGACGCAAGAAAATCTCAGACCAGGCGCGCAAGCACAGCAAGCTCACCCTCGAGCTCGCACTGCAGATCCGCGCAGCAGAAGGCACGCAACGCCAGATCGCCGCGCAATTTGGAGTGACGCAGGCGACGGTGAGCGCGATCAAGCTGGGCAAGACCTGGCGCGACTACCTCAACCCATGGACCCAACTTTTTCCAGTGAGATCAAAATGAGCTTCATCATCGGCATAGACCCAGGCGCCAGCGGCGCTGTGGCCATCATCAAAACCAACGGCGAGCTGGTGCATGTGTTCGACATGCCCAGCGTCGAGGTCCTCGTCGGCGGCAAAGCCAAGCGCCGGGTAAGCCCCGAGATGCTGGCCGCGGAGCTCAGACTGTACGTCGACCAGGGAGCCACCGCCGTGATCGAGCAGGTGGGCGCCATGCCCGGCCAGGGGGTCAGCTCCATGTTTGCCTTTGGGGAGTCGTTTGGGCTGGCCAAGGGCGTCCTGGCAGGCCTTGGCATACCCTGCGCCAGCGTGACGCCGGGCAAGTGGAAAAAGGCCCTGCAGCTCAACGCTGGCAAGGACGCCTCCCGGGCCAAGGCGGCTGCCCTGTGGCCATCCCAGGCAGGGGAATTCAAGCGCGTGAAGGACGACGGCAAGGCCGAGGCGGCCCTGATCGCCAGGTGGGGCCTTCTTTAATCTGTTGATGAGATTTCCGCAATGTTGTGCTATTATCAAATCTCCACCCACCTGACAACGAGGCACAACTATGGCAATCACACAACGCGGAGACACCTACTGGATTGACGTCACCATCAAGGGCAACCGGATTCGGGAATCGCTCAAGACCAACGACGCCAAGCAAGCCCAGGAGCTGCACGACATCCGACGCGCCGAGCTCTGGCGCACGGGCGTGCTCAAAGAGAAACCCAAAAAGACGTTCAAGGAGGCTTGCTGCCGCTGGGTGCAAGAGCGCGGCCACAAGCGTTCCCTCAAGGACGACCAGGACAAGATCAAGTATTTCGAGCCCATCCTGGGGTCGCGCTTGCTGACCGACATCGACCGCGACACCGTCGAGGAGGCGCTGCCCAGGGACGTCAAGGGCTCCACCCGCAACCGCTACCGCGCCCTGGTGCGCTCGATCATGCGCGCCGCGGAGCGTGAGTGGGACTGGATCGAACGCTCTCCCGCGCTGCGCACTGAGTGCGAGCAACGCCGCCGCGTCGCATTCCTGACACGCGAACAAGCGGACGTTTTAATTTCAAACCTACCGGAAAACTACCGGTGTCTTGTCCGTTTCGCTTTACTCACCGGGTTGAGAAAATCGAATGTGGTGAACCTGCGCTGGGAGAACGTCAATCTGGCGGCCAGCATGGTGATCGTTCACCACGACGAGGCCAAGGCCGACGAGAAGATCCTGGTGCCGCTCAACACCCAGGCCCGGGAGCTGCTGCAGGCCATGCCAGAGCCGCGTACAGGCCGCGTATGGGCCGATCTCAAGGACGTATGGCGCGAGACATGGAAGCGGGCCGCGGAGCGCGCTGGCGTGCCTTGGTGCCGTTTCCACGACCTGCGCCACACCTGGGCGAGCTGGCACGCGATGGCCGGCACCCCTCTGAGCGTGCTGCAGGAGCTGGGGGGTTGGCATTCTCCTCAGATGGTGCAAAAGTACGCGCACCTGTCCCCCGAGCACCTGGCAGCTGCTGCCGAGAAAGTGAAGCTGTGAACAATCATCTGCGCCGCATCGAGGCTCAAGCCTTGGCCATCAAGACCCGGCAACGCCAGGACCTTGAGGACGCGGCGCAGCTGATCGCCGCGCCAGGGATCGAGGTGGAGTTCATCCGAGAGCCCTGGCCGGTGGGTCAGCGCGGGATCGTGTGGGCGGTGTTCAAAGAGGGCGCCGACTGGTTTGCGGACGTTCGATTTGGGGACCGTTTGCGTGCGGTCCCGCTGTCGGCCCTGGCCACAATTGGCAGCCAGGTCGACTGTGCCACGGCACAAATTAGGCACAAAGTTGCAGCCCTCAAATTCAAGGGCTCGCAGTTTCTGTAATAACACTTTGTTATTACAGCGAGAATTTGGCTCCCCGACCTGGGCTCGAACCAGGGACCTGCGGATTAACAGACAGACCCTACAAAAAAAATGCCCTGATATTCAAGGCACAAGGTTTTTGGCAACTGCATGCGGCACAAAAACAGGACACAATTTTGTCACAGTAATTCGGCCTCTGCAGCGCGGCGTTTAACGAGCCCTGGAAGCACTCGACCACCGCCCTTGACCCATTTCATCAACTCGACCCTGGCGCCGTCTCTGTCGCCCGCCTCGAGGCGTTTGCGCAGGGTTGAGGCGGCAAGGTTACCGGAACCCAGGTTGTAGGTAAAGTCAAGAATCGCCGCCACCGCGCCAGGCCCCATCGACGGCAGCCGGTCGCAGAGCTTGAGCAACCGCGGCAGGCATTCGCGCTGCAGCTCCCACATCAGCAGCTCCTCGGCGCGCTCGAGCGTGATCGGCAGATCTGCCAGGCTCACGCGCTGGCCATTCTCGTACCTGGTCGAGCCGATGCCAATTGTGGGGATGCCTGCCGGGCAGAGGTAGGGCTTGAGGTACACGCCCTCGAACAAAATGCACAGCCGTTTGGCCAGCTGGATGGGGTTATCGTCCACGCCCCAGCGCCCGGTTGGCAAAGAAGAACCCCAGCACCACGCCTGCCAGGGACAGGTCCCAGTCCTGCATGATGAAGTGCTGCGCGTCGAGCTTCAAGCACCACAGCGTGAGCACGATCGTCGCAGCCGCGGGCCTGATGGTTCCATTCCAAGCGTCCACCCAGGTGATGCCGGTGGGCTTGAATGCGTTCTTCATGGCCTCGGTGAATGCGTCGGCTTCGGCCTGGTCAACGTGCGACTGAGCTTGAGCTGCAACCATCTTGATGCCGAGCTCGTTCTGCAACCGTAGGGACTCTTGCATGCGTGCGTGAGCGCGATCCTCGAGCTCGGTCTGCAAGCGCATGCGCTCGAGCTCAAACTGGTGGTCTTGCTTCTTGGTGTGCCAGGTCGATAACTCGCCCCAGACCATGCGAAAAACGGAGCCGCCAAGGAAAGATAGTAGAGCTTCTAACATTTTGCAATTTCCTATTATTGGGAGTCCTATTCAGCCCCTGATGTTGAAGTTGACGTTTTTGTGGTTGGGGTAGTTCACAATAACTTCACCCTCTGGACATTTGTATTTGATGTGAGCCAGCAGGGTAGCCTGCCCTGTCGCAACTTTTTGCTCGGTATCCAGCTTGAACTTGTACCCAAACTTGTCCACGTCGTGTGAAGCAGGACCAGAAAACGTGGCAATACTTGGCTTAGCGGGATGCACAACAAAATCAGCATCGCGCACTTCCAGCTTGAAGCTGGTGACTTCACAATCGTCGCGGTTCTTCTTACGGGCCACAACAACTTTGAACTCATCACTTGCAGAGGCATCACTGATGCTGAAATGCTCAGGCGCCCATTCCAAAATGTCTTTTTTGAAGATGCCGGTCTTGTCAGCAAGCGTCCAACCACCACCAATCATTGCAAGGGATGCAGTGACAAGCCCGACGGTTTTAGATGCATCTTCAAGACCAAACATTACTTTTCCGCCTTTTTGTTTAGCAGTTCAAACGCCGTCTTGATCTTCTCTTCCAAAACCGCAACCCGCAGGTCGAGCTTAGCCAGCACGATGATCAGCGTGATGAGCGCCAACAACATTGGCCAGCCCTTGGCCAACATATCGAACAGATCCATCGCGCCCCCCGTTGTTACTGCACCGCGACGCGGTTGAATCCTTTACTTGGTAAAGCCCATCTTGGCGGCCAAGCCGACGACCACCAGGCCGCAGATGATCACCAACAGTGACCACAGGCCTTTTTTGGCAATCTCGAGCTTGAGCTCGCGCCAGAATTCCGCTTCAGCTTTCGCTGCTCGGATCTTCTCTTCATGAAATTTGCGATGGCCCTCGAAGTCGGTTGTGCCGTCCTCGTTGACGGTGAACGCGGAGCCGATCCTTTTGAGCTCTTGCATCACCTCGTCAAATCGACGATCGAGGTGCGCGTTGTCGCTCTGGGCTAAGTGAACTCCCTCATCGGCCATCGCATCCAGTCCTTCAGTCTGTCAGACCTGCACCCTGGTTGTCGGCGGGCTGCTGCGGCTCTTTGGGGAGCTGCTCTTCAGCCTGGGCACGCACCTTTGCGGCGAGCGGCCACACGTTTGTCTCGGTGGGCAATTTGCCAAGCACGTTGAGCAAGCCGTTGATCTCGTCCAGGGTAAGGGTCAATTTAATTTCGGGCATGTAAATCTCCGGTGAGTGTCGTGGGTTGTGAAATTATTGTTGTGGCGGGATTATCGCATCACGCCTTGCATGCGCTGCGCAGCGGGGCCAGATCCTGGGTCGTCCAGAAGTCTTTGCCCAGCATGATCTGCAGGTGCTCTTTGTTGCGCTTCACGGTGTCGGCCCACTCATCGTCGTCCATGCCCTCGGGCTTGCCAGCGTTGATCAAGTTGACGCTGTCCATTGCGGCGCTGTAGTGGCGTGCGATCTCATCGGCGGTGGGTTGCTCCACAGGGGTTGCGACTTCAGTCATTTTTAGGTTCCTTTCAGGGTTGCAAGTTCGGCTTTCACCGAGTCGAGTTCAGATTTCAGTTCCTTGATGGCGGCTACCAAAAGCGGAATGACTTCGGTGTAAGCCAAGCCAAGCAAAGGCCCTTCTTTGTCTTCCAACGAACTAACCGCTTCAGGCAAAATCGCCTGAACATCTTGGGCAATCAAGTACGGGCGGCGCACATCTTCAGCATCGGTTTTTAACCGACCAATGACTGTGCGGAGCGTGGACACCTTGTTAGCGGCATCGGTAATTGGCTCAATGATGACTTTGCGGTTTTCATCAGAAACAGCAGTCCATGATGTTGCGGTTGCCCCGTTCAAATACACGCCATAGCCAGCGGAATTTGTGCAATTTAAATATGTTGCTGTGCCACCATTGATTTTGTTATAGGAAGCAACAAGCCAAGTTCTTGAACCATTCGCTTGACCTTCAATAATTGGCCCATAGCCTGTACCACTTGCGCTATTTAAAGTGATAGAGCCAGTGCCGCCGTTAGAAGTTCCACCAATACCAAAAGTCCAAGTAGCCGCTGTTCCAGCGCAATAAGCGGCAGGATTCCCATCCCCATCGGATAAAACGATGTTATTTGAACTGGTGCGGATGTCGAGGCCACCTTGGTTGCCGTTGTAATTGCCAAGGATTGAGTTTTTGGAGCCTGTAGTGATTGCGCCACCAGAAGCGTAACTTCCAGTTGAATCAAGACAGCCAACAAACGTGTTGTATGAGCCAGAAGTCAGGTTTGTGCCAGCATAAGAGCCGATTGCTGTGTTGTACTGCCCTGTTGAAGAGGCATTATTTGGCCCTGATGCAAATCCAACATATACGTTGTAGTTTGTGGTTGCATTGAGACCTGCTGTGCGACCAATAAAGATATTTGCGCTACCAGTCTGATTCGTATACCCAGCCTGATACCCCACAGCAGTGTTATTAGAGGCGGTGGTGTTGGAGGAAAGGGCTTGCACCCCTAATGCCACGTTGTATGAGCCGCCACCTGAGCCGTTTACAGTAGCATAACCAATAGCAGTGTTGTAACTGCCAGTGTTGTTGCTTGCCGCCCCACGACCTACGGCAACATTGTAGTTTCCAGTTGAATTGGAATAAAGCGCATTAGTTCCAATGGCAACGCTGTACTGCCCAGTCGTGTTGCTATATAAAGCACCATAACCAAATGCGTCAATGTTTCCAGTCGTATTGCTATACCCCGCCTGATACCCTACTGCTGTGTTGTTGGAGGCGGTGGTGTTGGCAGAAAGAGCACCTACGCCCACCGCAGTGTTAGCAGACCCTGTGGTGTTTTGTTGCAAAGAAAACAATCCGAGAGCAGAGTTATCAGTACCCGTGGTGTTTCCTGTCAACGCACTTACGCCCACCGCAGTATTGTCATAACCAGTGGTATTGCTGCTTAAAGCGGTGCGGCCAACTGCCGTATTCCAATATCCGGTTGTGTTTGCTGTCAGGGCGGTATAGCCAACTGCGGTATTAAGGCTACCCGTTGTGTTTGACGCCAACGCACTCGCACCCACCGCAGTATTGGTGGACACAGCGCCAGCGCCCTTGCCGACAGTCAGACCTTGAATGGTCGTTGCGCCAGTCACGGCCAACGTCGACGACAACGTGGCTGCCCCAGACACGCCAAACGTGCCGGTGACCGTGATGCCGGTCGACAGGTACTTCATCACCTCGGAACCGGTAACGACCAGGCGCATATCACCAGCGCCAGCGCGATACCAACCGGTGGTCGTCTCGCTGCCCCATGCAAGGCCAGGCACCGACGACGTGCCATCAAAGAGACGCAGCGCAGCGGTCATGCCGCCCTGGCCCGAACGCGACAGCGAGTCGGTCATGGCCGTGGCCAGATCGGAGAGCGTCGTATTCGCCCAGGACGCCTCAATGAGCGTGCCCGATACAACCGGGTTGCCCGAGGGCAGGGTATAGGTTCCAGATGCGTTGCGGGACATTTCTTGCTCTCCTTAATCAGACGTTACTTGCACCATCGTCTGCGCCGCATACGGGCGCAAAATCTCAGCGATGGTTTTGGGGTCCTTGGTGGCCATGATTTTCGCAGCTACCTTGGGGTCGGTTAGAGCGCGAGCGAGCATCTGCTCGGTCTGACTCTGCGTAAGTTTGAACGGCAGGCCCATGGCCCCCGCGGTCAGGCGACCCAGCATCGAGTCAGCTGCAGACTGCGGCAGGCCCAGGGGACCCAGGAACTGGCGAATGATGTTCTGCGCGCCCAGGTACTGAGCCGTCGGCGAGCCAGGCACTCGAGCGAGCTCCTGGGCCGATGCGTAGCGCGCCATGTCCTTGCCGATGCCCTCGATCGATTGCATCTGCGCCGGGTCCATGACGTCGGCCATCTTGGCCCCGGTCAGGCCGGTGGCCTTCTTGGCCGTCACGTCAGCGTTGCGTAAAGCGTTGGCGTAGCTGTTGGCGTTGACGCGGGCCAGCGAGCCGTCGCCGAGATCAGACAAGGCCGGGATGGCTTTGTCACGCAGCGCCTGGGCCACGTCCATCTGGTTGATGGGCCGCGACATCTGGCGAAACGTGTTCATGGCCTCGCCGTAAGCAGGCGACGACTGGGTCAGGAAATCGATCAGGTCTTTTTGCGTGTCACGCAAAGCCCCGGCCATCGTTCCATTGCCAGCGCGGTTGGCCTCGCTGATCATGCCGTCCATGGCCTTCTTGACGTAGTGCAGGCCCTGGACGCTGCCCTCTTTGCCGGTGATGTCGATGCCCTTTTCGGCGGCCAGGTTGCGAGCCTGCTGCATGGCCGTCTGGATCGAGGGGCGCTTCATCAGGGCGGTCATCTGTTGTTCCAGGGGGCCGGTCATCTGCAGGCCTTCGGCCTCGGCTTTGCGGTACAGCTGATTGGCCGCGGCATCCCGAGCTGAGTCGTAGAACTCCCGCTTGCCGTCGTTGCCCGCCATGTCGTCAAGCACGCTGCGGTAGCCGGCGATCTGCTGGCCACGGGACTGAGCCAGGGCAGACGCAACGTCAGGCGACGTCGCAGCAGCTCCGCGCTGCAGCTGGGCGATGCCGGGGTCCATGGTGGCCTCGGCCAGCGTCGGTTTGACGCCAGGCACCAGCACCTCGGGGTTGGCAGCCGCGGCCCGGACCTTGGCCGGGTCGGTGGCGTAGCGGTCAAACGTGCGCTTGAGCACACGCTCGCGGCCTTTCTCTGTCAAAGGCTCCAGAACGGCCTTGCCGCCGCTCCAGAGGGCCGACAGACCCCGACCTGCCAGCTCACCCGCGCCGCCCGCTGCAGCGCCGCTCAGAGCGCCCCCAGACAGGTCCTCGGGACTGAGGGCTGCGCCCACGGCGGCACCGGAGCCCATGGCGCCCAGGTAAGGGGCTGCGGTGTTGAGCGCGCCCGCGGCCTTGGGCAGCATGGTTGCACCGGCGCGCACGCCCTGGGTGATCTTGTTGGCCGCCCCCAAACCTGGCACAAACGTGGTGGCCACGTCACCGGCAAATTTGCCGACAGAGCCGGCGGTGGTGTCCAGCAACGGCTTGTCGAGCTCGGCGTCGGCTTTTGCTGCCGCCTCGTCGTAGTTGCCGATGCCGACCATGTTGCCGACGCGCTTGGCCGTGCGGCCCAGGTCGACAAACGACTTGCCCACACCGGCCAGGAACTTTTCGCTGGTGGACATGGAGTCGGTCAGCGCCTTCTGCTGTCGAGCCCGCTCGGTGTCGAAGTCAATGTTGGCGTAGAACTTCCCCGAGGGAATGTCGGGGTAATACTTTTTGCGCACGGCGATGGCGAGCTGCTCGTCGCTCATGTCCCCATACATCGGGAACTGCTCGCGGATAGCCGACATCTTGATCTTGTCCATGGCGTCCCTTTACTTGTTGCGCAGCCCCAAAGGGTCGTCATTACCGCCGCCGCCATGGCCACGCGCACCAGCCGCGCCTTGCACGCCGGTTGGCATGTTCTTGAGTTTGCTGCTGGCCCAATCACGGGCGGCCTGCAGCTTGACAACAACTGTCTCGGGCGGGTCTTTGGCGTCAGGAATGAACGACGCAGCACGCGCCTGCTCACCCATCGAAAGAGCCGCGCCGTACAACCGATTGACCTCAATGGCCGCGTCGCGTAGCACGTTGGAGCGCACTTGCATCTGCTCGGGCGTCAGTTTCACGGCCTTGGAGCCGTAACCCTGCAGCGCGCCAGGCAGCATGCCCACGGCAGCACCACGCAAGCCAAACGCTTCGGGCGACTTTTCCACCTGCTTGATCAGGCGGTCAGCGTTGAACGCGCTGCCTGCCAGGTCGGATGCCTCGCCGATCTGCTTTTCGTAGCTGGCCTTGGGGATGGCCGCGCCCTGGTAGGGCTGATATGCGGGCGTCCCGTCAGGGTTCACGCTCACGATGTAGCTCAGACCGTTCTTGCTGTTGTTGACAATCGGCAGGCCCTCGGGAGTGAACCCACTCGGAGCAAACGCGCCCATGTTGGCGTTGCTGGCCGCCATGCGCGCCGTGTTGGCGTTCATCAGTCGGATCTCGTTCAGGATCGCGTTTTGAGCCTGCTCGGCTGCACGCTTTTCCTGGGCGGTCTGCGCTTGCTGGGCCAGAGACTCGTAGGCTTGGGCCTGGCGCAACAGAAACTCGGCCTTTTTGTCCTGGGCCGCTCCCGGGTCCTTGAGAAATTTACCCTCTGGGGTCAGGATGCCGCCCGAGAGCTTCATGGGGTCTTGAGCGGCTGCGGCTTTCTTGAGGTACTGCGTCTGCACCGGCTGAAAACTCTCGCCAGCGTACTGGGCAGCCATGGCGTTCAGCATGGCCGAATCGGCCTGGCCGCCACGGCGACGGGCAAACTCTTCCATCTGCGTCATGTCAGGCTCGGCGTCGTACATGGTCGAGCCCTGATTGAACAGGTCAGCGGCTCGCTGCCGATATGCAGCGATTGTGTTGGGCAAGAGGTTGTTGTTGGCCATGATCAAGCCCCGTTGCCCATGGAAAACCGGCTGTAGATGTCATCGATTGACGGCTGCGGTGCCGACATGGGAGACATCTGCGGCGCGCTCTGCAGCAGCTGTTGCTGCTGGCGACGACGGCGCAGCTCCTCGAGCATTTCGCGCTGGCGTTGATTCATGCCCTGCATGGAGGCGTCGACGTTGCCTTGCTGTTGCTTGGCCAGGTAAGCCTGACCAAGTTGCGACGCGATCCCGCCAATGCCGGGGGCGACGTAGTGCTTGCCGATCATCTGACCTTGCTGCGGCGTGATTGCGCTCTGGCGCAATGCATCAACCATGGCCTGCTTGCGTCTTACTTCATCCTGCTCGGGCCGCATCGCGCCCATCTGCAGCAGGTACTCAAACATCATGTCGTCGTTATTCATCACAGACCTCCGTAATTCACCATCAAGTAGCCGCTTGCATGCCGCTTGACCAGATCAGGACGCACGGCTTGAACCTCTTGGGCAATCACACCGCGTTGTGGGATTCCCATCATTGTGTACTCGTAAATGCCCACGCCAATGTCGTGCGTGCCCACCCGCTTGATGCGCGACTTGAGACGACGATCAGAGAACATGAAATACGACGCGCCCAGGTTGCCAAGGCCGCCCAACAGGTTGGCCGTCTGCGCGTTTTGCGCATTGACAGCGCCGAGCTGAGAGTCGTATTGCGACTGCAGCGCGCCCATGTAGTTGGGGGCCTGCGCGACACCGGCGTTGCTGAAGCCGGGGAACGTCGGCATGCCAACCTGCTGACCAGACAGCAGCGCGTTCATCTCGTTGAGAGACATGCCGCGACGTTGCGCCTGCTCGGCGATCGCCTGCTGGCGCAGCTGGTTTTGCGCGCTGGCGTATTGCTGGTTGAGTCCATACTGGCTTTGCTGCGCCTGGTTCTGCGCCTGCATGCGCGACAAATCCATGGCAGAGGCCTGGTTCATTGCCTGGTTGCCAAACTGTGCAGCTTGCAGGTTCTGGTTGAACCCTTGCTGGTTTGCCTGGTTGTTCAGGTTGGCCAGGCCCATAGACTGGTTGTACGCCTGCTGCTGCGCCTGGTTGCCAAAGTTGAACGCGCCCAGGTTTTGGTTGTAGGCCTGACTGGTTGCTTGGTTGGCAAAATTGCCAGAGCCCACGTCCTCGTTGAACGCTTGCTGACGTGCGCCCATCTGCATGTTGTACAGACGCTGCGCCTCGCTGCCCGCCTGATCCAAAGCGTTGTACCGCTCGAGGGCTTGCTGTTGACCAAGCTGAGTGGCAGCGCGGTTGTATGCGTCAGACCCAGCACGCAAACCTTGGTTAGCAAGTCTTGTCTCAAGCTGGCGCGTTTGATAGTCATGCACCGGCTGCATCTTTTGCATCAGCTGATTGGCCACGGTGTCTCGGTAACTCGAGTCGAATTGAGGCAACGCCGGGTTGTTGCTAGTGTTCAAACCACGCTGCACGTCGCCGGTCATGCCGTTGATGCTGGTCGTCGGGCCAGCCATGTTGAACCCGCTTTGCAGATTGGCCGAGTTTGAGCTGACGCTGGAATTCAAGCCAGGCGTGTAGTCAGTCATGCGAGTCTGCAAAGAGCTCGGTGCGTTTGCAGAGGTCAGCGCGGGCAGGCTGTTGTAGTCTATTGGTTTGCCGTATTCGTCGGCCACCCGGCCCATGAAATTGTTTGCCAGATCACTTCGACCGGCTTGCAATTTCATTTGGCTGTCAAGAGCACCCTGCAACGTCGGATTCAGTGAGACGTTCTGCTGCCAGCCCGTGACAGTCTGACCCGTTGCCGGGTCTTTTTGTGCTTCCGTGCTCCAGGTCTGCGAACCAAACGGCGTGTAGACGCTCGGACGGTTGGCGTAGTTTTGCGTGTTCAGATTCTCCTGAGAGATCTGACCCTGCAGTTGTGTTGCACCTGTGTAGTCAGGCGTTGACGGTGCTGACGACTTGCCCATGTTCTTGCTCCTTGATCCAGCGACATTCGTCGCGCAGCATTTCAAACATCACTGAATCGACTGTTTGAAATGCATCTCGATACCCCAATTTTCGCACCAGCCTCAAGCACTCCTCGTTGTGCTTGTCGACCAACGCATACACCGCGCTTTTGCCCGATTTCACAAACGGGTACTCAAACGACGCGCGCAGCAGAGATCGTGTCAGGCAATGCGGTGATTCAAACGCAACGTGCATGAAGCAGCTCTCGGTCTGCCAGGCGTTGAACCCGACCGCCGCGGCGATCGAACCGTCAGAGCGCATGAGCCCAATGGTGCGCAAATCGCTGCTCCAGGGCACATGGTTGTGACGGTGCATCCACTCCCAAACGAGAGGGCGTTCGCCGGGTTGGTCGGTCACCAGGTTCATTTGGCCGCCTGGAACAGGGTGAACCCGGTGTTGTCACTGGCCTTTCCTGCAGACGCGCCGCGCAGAGCTTGAATCATCTGGCTGTTGTAGGCCTGGTTGCCCGGGCCGATCGTCTGCGCGTCGCCAGGCGTCATCTGCGTGCTGGTCAGGTAGTCGGTCGGCACGTCGCTGAATTGGAAATCGAACGTCGGCGCGTCTTTCCATTCGGTGTGCGGCGCGAACTTCATGGTGAAGTCAGGGGTGTAGGTCTTGGTGGCCACGGTAGAACCAGCGCCCGGCAGATCGGGCGTCAAGGCGTCAATCGCGCCCCCGACGGCAGCACCAGCCAGGCCGCCCATAGCCGCGCCAGCCAGGCTTGAGCCACCGGAGACAACGCCGGTGGGGTCCACGGTCGACATATCGACCACGGGCGGCAGATCTGTCGCGGCAGTGCCTGCACCCGCGACTTCGCCTGTAGCAGCGCCAATACTGGCCAAATAAGTTGGGTCGCTGGCAGTCCAGCCCATTTGAGCGTTGAGTGTTGCAATTGGATCTGCCGAGGCGTTTGCGGCAGCCAATGCGCTTTCACTGACGCCTAAAGCTGATTCGCCGCCGGCAGCCTCTAAAGCGCCCAGCACGCCTTCAGCTTCCCCGGCAGCCGCAACCTCGGCGCCCAACGAAGCACCGCCGGTGGCATAGGCCGCGGCAATCACCAAAGGCAGCGTCCAGCCGCCCGGAATGTTTTCGGTGACAAAGTCATCGACGCTGCTGGCCACATCGCCGACTGCGTCAACTACGCCGCCAACAACATCGCTGGCTGCATCAGCGACGCCGCCGACCACATCACTCACGACGTCAACCGCGCCCCCAACAACGTCGCTGACGACGTCTGCTACTGCACTTGCTGCGCCCATACTTCTGCCTTCCAGTTGTATTCGGGGATGTCCGACTCAAGGATTTCAATGCCCAGCATTTTCAGCAGGCGCAAAATCTCAGGGTTGTCGGCCTGGCCATAGACCTCTTTGATGTCGGATTGCCTGATCTTGTCAATAAAATCCTTGACGGCACGGGCCACGCCGATGCCGTTGTCTGCGGTGAACAGGTGCAGCACAGCCTTGCCATCGCCCAGACGCTTGAGAATCAACACAGAATTGCCAGAGCGCAGTGCCGTTGCCATGCCGCTCGCAAGTAATTTTTTGATGCCTTGCAACAGCTGCTGGCCATTGGCGCCGGCCTCTTGCGCGTTTTGCAAAATGATTTCGTCGCCTGTCATCACATCACCCCACCAAGTTCATACAACACATGCGCAGACGTGTAGATTGTCCCAGGCAGACCGCGCACCTTCATGCGAATCGAGCCGTAATAGCCCAAACCTACGACCCCAACCCAGGCCTGGTAGGTATTGATCGCCCCAGCAAAATACGACTGGTTCCAGTTGGACTCGTCCCACGCCCCCTCGCTGGTGCTGGTAAAGGACGGCGATCCAGACACGTTGCCGAGCGCATACTGCGTGTTGAGCTGCAACAGCACGCTGGGCGCCGTCGGAGCCAAGAAGATCGGGCGAACCATGTGGAACTTCTTGAGCTGCGCAGGCGTGTCATACGGGTTGAACGCCTGAAACACGTCGCCGGTGATTGACGTACCGTTGAGGCCGTCAATGTCCGCAAGGTCATAGTCGCCATACAGTCCATGCACAACCTGGCCCAGCGGGTCGCCAAAATATAGGTCGCCGTTCAGCAGGGCAGAGCATTGCATGTTCATGTTCGAGAACGTCGACCAGGCGCCGGTGATGGTGTTCATCACAAACTGCTGGTAGACCCCATACACGTTGGCAGGCACCTGGATGATCAAAATGCTCTCTTTGGGCACCATCATCAAATTCCACGACTCTGCGTTTTTGAGCGCGGTCAACAGGGGAGCGAGCACCGGTTGAATTTTTGATGCAGGCATCGTATTGGACGCGGCCTCGTTGTACTGGCCGGCCACCAGCTTGGACATGGGGATGAGGCCCTGCTGGCTCAGAATCATCACGTCACCGCCAAACGGTGTGAAATAGCAGCCGTACTTGGGCACCGGCCCGATATACCAAACGCCCTTCAACTTGAACGTGTCAACGCTGGTGGGGTCGTAGCCTTCCCACACGCCGATGTCACCCTCAGTGCCGATGGCCACCAGGTAGTCGTCGACCGAGAACCCGGCGTCGATTGTCCAGTTGACCAGCGCAGAGATCGCGCCGCCGTTGCGCAGCAGCGACCCCATGGGGTACAGGTCTGCGTGGCCAGTGATTGCGTCAACGTCACGCATGTAGTAGACGTCGCCGCTGTCCTCAATCGTGAACCAAATCCGCTTTTTCCAGACAGCCACGGTGCGCACGTTTGTGGGCAGACCCACAGTCGTCGCGGTGCGATCGACCCAGCCATTGACCGAATCGTAGGTCCAGTAACCGGCGTCAGGAGAGACGGCCAGGAGATAAACGCCAGAGGTGGTGGCAAATTGCACGGTCCACCACTGATCGTTGCTGCTGCCAGTTGCCGCCTGGCTCAACGTAGCAGGCGCCTCTGTCACGTCATAGATGTCACCGTCAACAGCCGCAAACAGTTTGTTGTTGATGAAATTTGGATCGTTGAACGCAAACAGAGATTTGTACGAGCCAACGCCCTCGAGGGGCTCAGTGTGAACGCGAGAGCCTTTGCGCAGCTCCACGCCTTGCTGGCGTGCGATGAAGTTGTCCAACGTCAGCGCGTCCAGCAAAGACATCTCGCTGATCGGGTCGCGCATGTTCAACCCGCCAGTCGGGGGCGGGTTGTTCTTGAGTTGCGACACCTGGGCCGCAGCCGCTTTGATCGGCGTGATATGCGGTCGAAGTGGCACCAGAGGCATTAGGTCATCCCCCCGTACCCAGTGTCAGGCGTGTTGGTCAGGGGCTGGATGTACGGGATGCGGAAGTCGCGGGCCATGGAAAGCACCGCGGCGCCTTTCTCGGCAGCCTTGCGGTTCTCGTACATCACATGGAAGTCACGCATCGCCGCGCTCGAATCCAGGCCCTTCATCTCAAGCCACTTGCAGCGTGCGTAGTAGGTGATCAACGGCGCATCGAGCAAAGCGATGTCGCCGTTCTTGGTCATCCGGTTCTTGTACAGCGTCGGGTTGTCGGCGTCGCGCACCCAGCCTGCTGACAAGTAGAAAAAGTTCATGTTCTGTGTGGAGCTCGGAGGCGCCAACACATAGATCTTGTCGTCACGCACCTGCCAGTAGAACGACAAAGTGGGCAGCGTCAAACGAATGAGCAGCTGCTGCCACATCTGCGGCGACACAGGACCCAGCGATGGGAACTGGTTGGTCGCGTTCCAGTTGGTCTGGTCGATCCAATCGTAGAAGTCCTCGGGCAGATCAAAGGCCTGCTCTCGGATGTTTGGATAGTCCGCGGTGATGGGAATCGTGTGACGCTTGATGAGCTGCTGCCAGTCGTACATCGACAGCAACTCGATGCCTGCCATGTTCACAGCCTGCACCATCTGAATGACCGCAGGGTCCGTAGACCCCGCGGGATCGGCGGGCGTGGGATAGCTGACCATCGCGGCCACGTTCTGAACAATCGCCAACAGCGACGATTCGTCGATGATCTGATAGGTGGCCATCCCTCGCTCCCTTACTCTGCCGTTTCAGCCGCGGCAGCTACCTTACGTTTGCCACCAGCGGTGGCCTGCAACGCCTCGACCATCGTCTTGAGATTCTCGATCTCGGCGTCACGTTTTTGCAGCTCCTCGTTCATGCGTTCGATCGGGGCGTTGTTGGCCGCGACCTCGAGGAATGCTTTTGCACGCTGCTTGTCTTGATGGAATGACATGAACTTGGAACCCAAGTTGTCGTTCGCTTCAGCAAGCTGCTCCACGGTGACCAATTTGAAGAACTTGTATTCCTCGACCTTCGACGGGCTCATGCCAGGCAAAGCTGACAGGGGAGTGCCGACGACGGCTTGCTCTTGACCGGCCTGCCACTTGGCATATCGGTCTTGGAATCGGAACGCGTCTTGCTGGCTGACGGGGCGCTCAATCACCGAGGACTTGTCGCCGGGCACATGAATGCGCACATAGTCGACTTCTTCGTACACGGCCCGGCCTTGTTCCCGGCTCTTGCCAGGTTGCAGCATGGGCTTGCGGAAGAATTCGACATACAGCTTGTTGTCCGCGGCAAAGCGCGTCTCATCTGGCTTTGCAAAATCGCTAGGCTCTTCAAAAATGGTCGGTGTCGTGGGTTGCATGATTTTTTCTTTCTGTGTTTAAGCGTTGGTGTCGATCACAAGATCGGTGCCGGGAGAGCCGCCAATACGCGAGCCTCCGATGCTGGCGCCATCAGCACCGGTCAGACCGATGCCTTCGCACACTGCGCCAGTGTCTTGAGATGCAGCGGTGTCGACCACTGCGGGAGCATTTGCGGACACTGCGCCGCTGAAAGTTGCTGCCATGATGTTCTCCTGAATGTTTCAAAAAACCCGAGGGAGTGGGCTTCCCCACCCACTCGGGAAAGGGAAGCCCACGACAGGCCCACCAAAATCAGTTTTGGATACGGCCCTGGAACTGAGCACCGGAGGTGGTCAGGTTGCCAGCCCATGCCAGGATCTGAACTTCAGCGTCCTGGTTGATGGCGTAGCGACGGTTCGGTGACAGCGGCACCATGTTGCGGTCCTTGTGAGGGCGCCACTTGATGTACTTGCTGTTCAGCATGAAACCGGTGTTGGCAGGGCAGTAGCCACCGATACCGCCGTCGAGGACAACGTCAGCGTCCATGAACTTCAACGTGGGGAAGCCCAGGTTGCCAGTCTCAGGCGAGGTGAATCGCTGTTGAGCCTGCAGGGAGCCCATGTAGTAGGTCCAGTAGTTGTTGTCCAACACGATCAGGTCGGGACGGTCAGTGCCGCGGACCAACTGCGCCCACAGAGCGTTCAGGGCAGCCTGAATGGTCGTGGAGCCGGGGGTCACAGACTGGGCGCTGAAGTCGTACAGCTTGGAACGCCAGAACGTCCAGGTAGCACGGTTGATGCCGCCGTAGGTGCCGGTGGTCGGGTCAGAGGGGACAGCGGCGTTGAGGCCGGTCACTTCTTTACCGCCAGAGCCGGTGCCGTCGGAGTAGATCGACTGAGCCAGCTGGTTCACCATGGTGGATTCAGCGACGTTCAGGCGACCTTCCAACAGGTCGATAAACTGCTCTTTGCCAGAGTTCTGCAACATTTCCAAGCCGCTCATAACGACGGGAACTGCGTACTGCTTGATCTGGTATTCAGCGGCGCTGATAACGTCCTGGGCGGCCACCGGCAGCAGGTCGTAACCAGAGTAGAAGCCGCCGTTTGCGTTTTCCGCAAACGAAAGTTCTTCAAAAATTACGTTACCACCGGAAATGCTCTTGACGTTGCCGCGCTGATTAAGGCGAGACAACAGGGCGTTGTTTTTGGTGACGTTGTCCGCAATCTGACGAGTGCGGGATTGGATAGTCGTTGCGACGATGTCGCTGACATTTGGAAAAGACATAATTACTCTCCATCTGAGTGTTGGTGATGACCTTGCGGTCGCCTAGTTCAGATGCGCCTACGCGAACCTTTCACAGTCCGACTATGTCGTAGGTGGGACGCCGTGGCGTCTCCTAAGAGCTTGCGGTGGCTGGGGTGCTTGGGCACACCACGTCGAGGTCGCCCTCGACATGATGCGATTATGACATCACCGTGAGGTGGCCACTATGGCCGCCTCAATCGCGGACCGAACATCAGTGGGCTGTTGCTGCAAAGCACCCACCGGAGCTCCACCGGATATGCTGACCGCAGCCTGACGAGCACGCTGGGCAGCTTGGGTGTGTGCCTGGCCGCGCTGGGCCTGCTGACGTTGGACCAAAACTGAACGCACGCTGTCGTTCATCATGCAGGCCTTTTTGTAAGCATCCAGCAAGGTCATGTTTTGACCGCGCCGCTGGGCCGCCTCGAGCAGGTCAGCCATGTCCTCGCGCACGTCGTTGCCAAACTCGGCTTTGCCCAAGAACTGCTCGACCTCGCTTTGCGCTTGCTGGCTTACCAAATTCTGCTGATTAGCCTGGGCCTGCTGAAACTGCTGGAACATGCTCTGCAAGGGCGCCAGGCGCTGCTCAAGCACCTGATCGATTGCGGCCTGCTGCGGGTCAACGCGAGGCGCCTGGCCCGCCAGGGCGCTGTCCAGGGCCTCAATGAACGTGTTGCCGAACCGGCCCACGCCGAACTGCTGAACGATCCCAGCGACCATGGTGGCCAACTCAGGGGCGGTGCCGGTGCGCAGCTTGGCCGCGGTGGCCATCAAATTGTCGATCGCCTGCAGCGGGTTGCTGTTTTCGGCCTTGATGAACGCCTCATACGGGGCGATCGTGCGCATGACGGCCTCGGCGGTCTTACGGGCCTCGGCGGTGTCCTGCAGGGTGCGCTGCACTTCCTGCTCGCGGCGGTAAATCTCTGAACGCACGTTCTCAGGCAGAGTGCCCCAGTGCTCCCGGGCGTCTGGTTTCCATGACGCCGGGGGCTTTTCGCCCTGGGCCTTGGGGCCAGATTTCGGACCCGGCTGGATGCCGTCCTGTTTTGCAAATTTTCCTGCCTCGTCACGGAGCTGTTGTTGTGCATCCTTGTTGTCAGAACCTTGGCCCTCGGCCAAATCCGTCAAGCCGGGCTGTTCTGCGGCAGATTCGGCAGATTCGGCAGAATCGTTCTGCCGATCTACCGCAGCTGGTTCCGGGGAAGGTTCAAGCGCGGCCTGGTTGTTTTGGGTTGGGTCCTCGGGATCTTGCAATGCAGCCTCGAGGGCGTCGCGTAATGTCGTGGGTTCGCTCATGGTGTTACCTGTTTTGAAGTTTATGAATGGCGCGCTCTATGTCGGCACGCTTGAATGAGCCCCCGTTTTGGACGTAGTGCTCACGCTCTTTCTTGGCTTGTGCCCAAGAATCTTTGAAGTCGTCAATCGTGGTCAGATTGTTGGCTTTCATGTATTCGCGGTGCTTGGTGCGCGAGCTGATGTCAGTGCCATCAGGTGCGCGCAGGCCGTCATAGCTGCGGTCGCCCCAAAGGGCTCCAGAATCAGCGCGGGCCTCTGCCTGGTAGTCAGGCGTCACCTCAATCAACTTGCCCGTGTTGCGGTCTTGAATCCAACGACGTCGTGTCATTTGTTCTCCTGTGCCATGCTGGGAAGTGAATAACCAAGCGCAGCCACAGCAGCAGCCGGGGCCATGCCTTTTTTCATCAGCTCGACAGCCTTTGCCCAGTCAGCCTCGCTGAAGAATTTGCGCATCTCTGCGACGTCTTTGCGCGCAGACGGGAATTCGGCGTCGCGTTTCATCTTGTCTTTGATGATCTTGCGCACGTCCTCGGATTCGCTCAAGTTGCGGCTGACGGCCTGGGAGACGCCCTCGGGCAGGTCGGCAAAGCCACGCAGCACAGCCTCGGTGGCCTTGCCGCCACCGTACTCAAGCGGGGTGTAGACCGACTCCATGCCCGCTTTCTGCAAAGTTGCCCCCTCGGGCAACGCTTTTTGCAGCGGGCTGTTTTTGGAGGTGAGCTGTCGCAATGCCTTGACCTTTGCCGCGGCGTCGTCACCAAAGTCAGCAATCGATACGCCGCGGGCGCTGGCCGAGGGCATATACCCAGTGCCGCGCAGCGCGGATTGAATGGCCTGCATTTCTGCGCCGGTAGCCTGACGCGGCATCTCCACCAGCATCGCGTCTTTGCCTTTGCGCTGGGGCTGGGTGAACATGATGTGACCAGCACCGGCCTCTTGCACATCGTTGGCGGCGCGGAATCGCTCGCCGGCTTCCATGGAAGCGCGAAAATTGTTATTTAACGTCTGACCGTTGCCGGTGGGCATGTTGGCCAGCGTGCGCGTGACGGTGACGGGGTTGTTCTCGACCACGCCTGCAGTGTTGGTGTACACGCCGGTGCCCTGCTGCGTCGGCATCTGACGCAAACCCATAGCTGAGTGAATTGCATCACGCGGGCCTGCGCCGACAGCGTCAGGCATGCCGTACAACGCGGCGTTGTTCCTGGTAACGTCCCAGCGACCAATGTCGCCGTAGGCCTGCTTGGCCGCGTTGGACTCAGTAAGCAGCTCGGGAATGTGGCCAGTGTTAGCGCCCGGGACATACTCGTAGGTCGAGCTGAACATGTGCTTGGGCATGTAGTCGGCACTGGTCTTGTTCGCTTCGCGCAAAGCCTTGGCCATGCCTTCTGCGCCGCCCTTAAAACTTGCGTTCTTGCCACGCTCGTAGATGTCTTGGGCCTTGCCAAGAATCCAGGGGACCTCCTGCAAGTGAGGGCCGTTCCAATCTGCTTTGCCGCCTGCAGCTCGAGCGTTTGCACGGTCAACCATCAACGCTGTCTCTGCGTCCATGAATGGGTGCATCACGTTTGACACGCCAGCGGTCCATGGTTTGCCTGCAGGGTCGGTGTAACCAAACCCTTGCGCAGCGCGAAAATCGTTCACGCCAAACATGCCTTCAACAGGCACTCGAGGATCGTTCTTGACTCGATACTCGCCGATCTTGAATCCCAACGTGGGCGACACGTCGTTGGCCAGTGCGTTGTCCAGCTTGTTCATTCCGGCGCTGCGGTAGGCCATCTCTGGCGCGCCCAATGCTCGAGAATTGTGGTGCTTGAGCGCAAACGCGAGCTCGGACTCAGGCGATACGCCAGCCGAATACACGGCATGCGCATCGAGGGATCGGTCCAGCTGGTGCGGCTCGTTCGACGCAGCCTGGCCAGCCTTGGTGCGCTCGTACCAGTTGCCCACGCGGTCAGGGTCTGCGTACTTCAGCGCATCAACGCCCTCGTCAAATTGTTGATCCAGGCCTTTGCGCATCGCCCCCAAGCCTGAGCCGCTGGTAATGTGCCGAGGCGCGCCGATGATCGAGCCGTCAGCGCGGCGGTGAATGTGCTCGCCTTTTTTGGCTGACTTGAGTACGGCATCCGCTCCTTGCGTAGCCTCCATCTTTCGATAGAAGTCAGCAGGGATCGCACCGCTGGCGCGCTGGCCCCCGGCTCGCTTGACCGTTTCTTCAACAGATTCGCCAGCTGTGCCAGCCGCTTGAGCGTTCAGCTTTTCAACTTCTTTTTGAATTTGTTTTTGGCGCGCAGCCTCGCGCTCGCCCTTTTTGCCAAACCCGGCCAACGCCTCGGGGATTTGCTCGGATTCTTTGACGGCCTGCTCGATCACTTCACGCAAAGCGGGCGTGGCCTCTTCTGCAGCCTTGGCGCCCTTGCGCAGCTTGTTCACGCCTGCAGTAACACCACCAACCACAGGAATCATGCCGATGCTTGAGAGCGCCATGCCGAGCTTGTCGCCTTCGCGGCGAGCCCGCTCAAAATCACGTCCTGCCGTGGCCGTGCCGACGACAGGCAAGAACCCGGCACCAATGTCAATGGCCAGGTCGCCCAAGTCGGAGTCCTGCGGGTTGTCGAGGGAGACGAACTTGCGACCTCTGTCTCGCAATGCGTTGATGACGGCTTGGTAGTCCATGGCTTACTCCAGGGTCAGCAAGTACAACGTGCTCTGATACACGCGCAGGATCTCGTCGATCGTGTTCTGCAGTGCGGTGTCCTCTTTCTCGCAGATGCTGTATCGCTTCATCTCAATCCACTCGCACTGATACTCAAGCACCTCTTTGATGCTGGCCTTGCCATCATCTTCGCTGCGCTTGATGGCCATGCGGTTGCCGTAGGCGCCTTGGTACTGCTCGACAAAACCATCGATCAGATCGAGCGCCGTGTCATAGAAGGTGTTGAGCGCCTTGTGTTCGGCGTAGCTCTTGGTTTTCCAGTGCGCCAGGTGTGCGTCGTCACGCGCCAGCAATACAAGAGAGACAAATTGTTCTGCGGTGTTCATGTGATCCTCAATCCAATAGCAGCAAGAGCTCGTCTTGCTTTCTGCGTTTGATTATCCTGGCCACCTCTACTCGAGCTGCGTCCAGGGCGCGTTGCGCGTCAGCACGCGCTTTGACTTGCATGGCCGCGATGCGCGCCTCTTGCAGCACCTGGCCAACGATCTTGGCCACCTCGCCGGGGTCCAGTGACGGCGGCACGTTGACACCAACGCGCTGTCCATCGACCGACAGCAGCTGCACCGACTTCGTACCCTCAGACACCACCACCGGCAGTGCCTTCTTTTTCATCGGGTCGACAATCGCTTCGATCTCTTCACGCAGGCGCTGGCGCTCGGCCTTCTCGCGCTCAAACTGCTCGTCGCGTTTCTTCTGCGCTTTGCGTCGGCGCTTCTCGTCACCAGGTCCAATGTCGGCGGTGACAATCGGGATCGGGGGCTCGACCTTGCCGGTGGCTGCAAACGTGTCGACCTCTGTCTCGACCGCGGCCATCGTGCCGCTGGCCACAACGTCTCCCTCTGCAGCGAACACGTCGCCGCCCGTCTCGGTGGCCGCCATCGTTCCAGTAATCACGACGTCGCCGTCGGCGCTGAACGTATCGACGCCTGTCTCGGTCGCGGACATCGTGCCCGCAAGATTGACATCACCCTCGGCTGCGAACGTGTCAACCTGGCTCTCGGTCGCGTTCATCAAGCCGGTGATCTGAACATCGCCCTCGGCTGCAAAAGTGTCGGTGCCGGTTTCGACGGCGCCCATCGATCCAACGATCTGGACCGTGCCTGTCGATGCAAACGTGTCAACGGTCGACTCTGTGGCCGCCATCGTCCCGGCGATGTTGACATCACCTTCAGCGGCAAAGACGTCTACACCAGTCTCGGTCGCAGCCATCTGACCGACTTGCTCGGTCCACTTGGCTGTTCCCCAATAACCAGTGCCCCACAGAGCCATGATCTAGCCCTTAGTTGGCTGTGATGGTTGCGCTGTTGAGCGTGATGATCTCGCCCACGTTGAACGACACCGACTCAAAAATAATGTCTGCGCCAGAGCCAACCAGGCCGACCGTCAAACCGGTGATCACGTCGTTGCCGTTGCTGTCGCGGATACGCGCAGCAGCTGCAGTGCCATCGGCATCTGCGCTGGTGTCAGAGCGCGGGAAGCCCGAGAACGTCAGCACGCCGCCAGAGGCAGCGGCCGCGCACGGGTCGGCCAGGACGATCGTGGCCAATACGGTGGCCATGCCGGTCGTGCCGATCTGCAAGACGCCAGGGCCAGAGCCTGCATCGATCGTTGCTGCGACGGCGTCGAGGCGGTTGTTCTTGGCGGTGGTTGAATAATTGACTGCCATGTTGTTCTCCTATCAAACGGGCATGCCAGGTTGACGAGCAACCTGCGGGGTGACTGCTGGGGGAAGGGGAGCGCCACCGGTAAGGGCAGCCTGCGTGCCGGGCAACATGCCAGGCTCGTCGTCCATCTCGCGCACTTCGACAATGTCGCCGTTGGCGTCTCGAATCGGCACGCGTCGTTTTTTCTTGCCCACCGCGTCCATCAGCATGGCCATCTGAGCCTGCGTCTGCAGCTGTGTGCTAAGTGCGCCCTGGGCAATGTTGCTCACGTTGTCGAGCAGGTCGCCCAGCTTGTTGCCAGACTCGGGGTTCATCTGCAGCATCTGGCGAATGTTCTCAAACTGCTGCGTCATCTGATCCATGCGGGCCTGCATCTCAACCTTTTGCATCTCGATCGAGGCCTTGAGCGCAGCGACTTCCTTGTCGGTCTGCGACTCGAGCATGGCGATCTTCTCTTGCGAGTCAATTTTCTTGAGCTCGATCTGTTGCTCGATGGTCGGCTGCGGTGGCTGCTTAGGTGCAGTGAGTTTTTGCTGCATGCCTGCAATCGCCTGGTCAAGCACAGACTCGATTTCGGTCGACACGCGGAACTTGGCCACGGCCCACTGCATCAATCGCATGAGATACGGGCCGGCCTCGGGCACCTGTTGGGCCATCGGCGCCACTTGGGAAATAAACGCACCCAGGCCCTGCATGAACTGCACCGCGGCGTCACGCTCTGCCGCCCAGTCCAGCGCCGCCATCGAGTCAGCTTCGACGCTGATGCGGTATTCGCCAATCTCCTCGTTCTTGAGCAACTCAATCCCAGAGATGGCCAGCGGGGCATCGGGCGTGCGCTCGATGTTGCTGCGCTGAATGATCGTCTCAGGCTGGAAGTGCTTGCAGATAATCTCGGCCTTGATGCGCAGCAAGTTGGTGATCCACTCAGCGATAAAGAACTGCTTGAGCTGCACACGGGTGCTGCCAAACTGGGCCTTGATCTGCTGCGCCGTCGCTGTCTCACTGGCACGCGAGCTGCCGCGCATCACGTCAGAGATGCCCAGCACCTCATAGATCTGCATCACCTTGTCCTGGCGGTATTGACGCAGTTGGTTGATGCAGTTGACCACCTGGTCGATCGGAGCAAAATCAATCTTGCCCTTCACACCACCGGCCTCGGCAAACATCGCCCAGTTGTCCACAGGCACCAGCTGGTTCTCAGCGGCCTGGGAGAACATGCGGCCAACAGAATCGCCTGCGGTCTTGTCGTACACACCGGCCACCTTCGCGGCGCGGGTCAGCCATGTGATGCGGGTGTTGATCTCATCAAGCTCGTTGAACTGATCCTGCGCGAAGATGTAATCTGCACGCGGCATGAAGTTGGAGCTTGTGACGTTTGCGCACAGAGGCTTGGGACAGGGGAAAAACCCATCGAGCTGCAGCGGATCGTCTTTGACGTCGAGAATGACTTCGGCGCCCTGGGAGTACCAGTACACCTTGCGCGTCTCTTTGCACCAGATCTCGAACACTTCGCCCTTGTTCCAGGGGTCGTACTTCGGCGTCTCGTTCTGCGTGTTGGCGTCTCTGTTGGGACGCGAGAGCTGAACAATCTGAGCGATCTCAGGACCAAAACGCTCGACCAGCTCGTCCTTGGTCATGTACACGCGACGGGCAACCCAGCGGACCTCTTCCCAGGTGCGGGCCGGCGACCAGAAAAAATCACCCCAATAGACGTAGTCGCAGGGCGCGTCCTCTTCGACAATCCGCTCGGCCTCAGTCGCGGGCTCGAGCTCCATTCCGCTCATCGGGTCAATCACAGCCTCGATGGTGTACGGCTCGGTCTTGACCTCGTAACGCATCCAGCCCTGGCCAAAACCAACAGTCAGCCAGTCCTCAATGCCGTTTCTGACACTCGAGTCCCAGTTGCTCACGTTGTCGTCGAACGAGCGATTGAGCAAACGCTGCAGCATCGTGCCTGCAACGCGGGCCTGGTCGTCCTCGGCGTCTTGCCAGCTGCGCGCAACGTCAGCCCGGGGCGGGCGTGCGTACAGCATCGACATCAACACCTGCACCGTCGACCAGAACAGGTTCACGCGGGACTGGTCACGACCAAAGTCCTCGCGCTTGTCCAGATACCGATGCACAATGCGCGTGGCATCGTTGTGAAAATTGCGAAGCTCTTGCTTCGACGCCGAGATCTCAAGGTTCCACTTCTGAGCCAGGCCCACTGGAGTGTCTTGGAAATCTGACGCGCTGGTGATCTTGCCTTGGTCCATTACCCAATCCTTCCTGATCGGACGGGAGCTGTCTCCCAGATGTCGTCCAAGGCAAACTGGTAATGCGCGCCTTGGCCCTTTGTTGCGATTTTATTCGCCGCTTTCGATTTTCTCACCGCCTTGCGCGCAGCAAGAGCCAAATACCGGAACGAGTCCGCTGCGTGGCTGTGCTGGTCGTGCTTGGGGCGGTTGCGGTAGGTCTGAGTCCTCTCGTCCCACTCCCGCATGTACGCCCGCAGGTGGTCAACCCCATCATAGGTCGGCTCCTCATCGAACCAGCAATCGTTCAGGATGAGCCTGGCTGCCTCGATCCCGTCCTGCAGCGACATCTCAGGCACCAGCTTGGGCGTGATCCCGCTCTGCAAGAACTGCTCGATGATCGACTTGCCCGTCTGCAGCGACTTCGCCCGGGCGTCGTGCGGCAGCCACACCTGGCCGACCTTGTATGGCCGGGTCTTGACCCAGTTGATGTAGTGCCCGATCGCCTGGTTGTCATCCTCCATGAAATCAATCACCCGATACCCGTCAGGCGTCTCCTGCCATCCCCACCAGGAGCAGCTGTCGGTGTAACCCAAGTCGGCCACCAGGTTGACCGGCAGCTCGTTGTCGATCTTGTGCGCGCCAATCCGACCCTCTTCATACGCCTGGCCAATCTGCCGGGCATAGTACGCCCCAGGCACCGCGGCATCGAACGAGCACTCGTACTCAACCTCATACGCCTCGGGCGTCATCTGCGCCTTGGCGTCGCGCAATTCATCGGGGTGAATGATCCCGGTCTTGCTTGCTGGCAGCTCCAGCAGCATGTGCGTGCTCGGGTTCAGCCGGGCCTCTTCCCGAATGTTCCAAAACAGGTTCTTGCCCTTCGGGGTCCCGGCAAAGATTGCCCAGCCGCGCCGGTCAGACAGCGCAGGACGCAGCACCGTGTACCAGGCACTCGGCCTGATGTCGCCCACCTCGTCCAGCACCACCCCGTCAAAGTACATGCCCCGCAGCGCGTCGTAGTTGTCAGCGCCGGCCACATAGATCGTGCTCTCGCTCCCGTGCCCGTTGTGCAAACTCAGCTTGAGCTCGCTCTCGTTGGGCGGCTTAGACCACATCGGACGCGTCAGGTCCTTCAAGTACGCCCAGGCCACCCGCTTGGCCTGGTCGCGCTGCGGCGCCAAGTACGCGAACTGCGGTTTGGGCAGGCTCGTCTCCAACGCTCCCAGCACCAGGTCAGCGCACATGGCCACCGTCTTGCCCGCACGGCGGTGCGCCACCACCACCGTCCAACGACGGTCCCGGTTGTGCAACGGCTTGAACACCTCGCGGGGTTGATATTCGCGTAAGTCCATCAGTCGTCCTTGTCAGAGCGCCACAGCACCCACAGCACCACACCCACAAACACAACGCCCGTGCCGCTCATGAGGCCCAGCAAAGTCAGCAGGGAGCGGGCTTCGTCAGTCATGCGTTTTTCTCAACAGGGTGGTGGTGGGTACTGAAAGTGGGGAGGGGGCCCCTGGCTCGAGCCACCCCCCACCCCCGGCTCGACGGGGGGATGGGGGTCGCGGCCAGGCCACACGGCCAGGGCGCCCAGGCAAGGGCGCTGCGCGGGGCTGGGAGACGCGATCGCAGGGCAGGCAAGGGGGCGGTAGCCTCACGCATCGCCAGCGCCTCCTGCGGCCTTCTGCGCGGTCGGCCCCTCGGCGTCACCCCCCGCCGGCGACTCAACACCCCCATCGGCGGGTAGCTGCGGATCTTTAATCCGGTAGGTGCCGTCCGTTTCCCGTTCTACATCAAGGACTTGCAGCGTCTGCGTCCCAACTTGTGACTGAGTTGTGCCGATGTTGCGCCCGCCGAGCCATGACAGCTCGAGCCTGATGCCGCCATCGACCTGCTGGTTGATCTGCGTGGGCAGCACCTTGTTCATCAGGCTGGTGAACGCGGCCCGGTCGCTCTGCGTGCCGTTGGCCAGCTTGACCAGGTACTTGACCCCGCCGACCTGGTCGAAGGCCTCGAGCACCGCGTCGCGCAGGTTGGTGAGCTTGTTGCGCACGCCCTTGGTGCGGCCTGGCGGCGTCGGGGCGCCGGTGAGCGGGCTGACGGCCCGCGGCTTGAGCGCGGCCTCTGCGCTCGCACCCGACACGCTGTTTTCACTCACCGTTGCCTCCACCGCACTGCTGAGCACAGCGCGATCCATGGCCTTCTGCAAGTCCTGGCCACCGACCAGGTCAACCGTTGTCTTTTGTTCCATGTTGCGATTTTCCCATCATCATCAAACAGCCCAATTGTGGACCCGGGACATTCAAACGGGACAACCGGGACACCCTATAGGGTGTGTCCCGTTCTGTCCCGATGAATTGATGTCTTTTGTCCCGTTCCGTCCCGTCTTGTCCCGTTCTGTCCCGGTATTTGTCCCGGTATTTGTCCCGCCGGGACAAGCGCTTTTCCCGCTTTGTCCCGTCAAAACACTGTTCATGCGTCCAGCCTCCTGCCAATCCCGTGAGCGCGCTCAATGGCCCTGGCGATCAGCTTGGCGTAGTACAGGCTCTTGCAATCGTCTGAGCTGGTGGTGTCTGCTTCCCAGATGGCCTCGATCTGGTCGTCACTGAGCGGCAGCACCTCAACGGGCTCGACCACCTCGATGCCGTGTGAGAGCTCGCCGGTTGGCACCAGCCTGATGAGTCGGCCCGGGTTCATTTCTTGAGCCCCTTGAGCCACACGGCGATGCTGGCGAGCGTGTCCTTGCCGAACGCGTGTTCAAAGTCGTGGATCAGCTTGAACGCGGCCATCTCCAAGCCGGCGTTCCAGCCCTGCTCATACAGGTTGGCTGAGTGTTTGTTGAGCTTGTCGATGTGTTCTTCAAGCAGGGCGATCTTGGCCTCGAGGTCGTTGTTCATGCTGCAGTCCTTAGTAAATCCTTGCCGCGTTGCCACACATGCACCACGTTCCACTTGCGCGCTTGGGTGTACGTCATGGCCTGGGCGATGTTGCGGCAGTCCATCTCGCCGCACATCTGCGGCTTGTCGTTTTGAATCGTGCACCCGGTGTCGCACAGGTAGTAGCAGCCGCCAGCTGCGTTGTGCGCCAGCATGCGTGCGCCTTTGACCATTGGGTGCGGCTCTGTTTTCCATTTGGTTGCATCCTCATGGGGCAGGATGCGCACGGCGTCGCCCATGCAGCACCGCTTGCACCCGTTGCATGGGACTGAGTTAATGACTTCATTCATCTGATGGCTCCGGTGTTGTGGTGCGGACGACACCGTCGGCGTGGCACTTGGCCAGGCCCTTGTTTGAAATGCTGCCGAACGCCCTGGCGTAGGCGCGCTTGGCTGTGTCCTGGACGTATTGTTTGCCACCTTTGACGGCCTCCTGGCCGAGGTAGTTGTAAAACGCGTGGCGCAGGTCCTTGTCCATGATGTTGCCGTTGGCCTGGGTGATTAGGCTCATCAGCACCTGCTCATGGGCGTTGAGCTTTTGAGCTGCAGTGGCCAGGACCTGGCCGGCGATGTCGCTGAAGTCCGCGGACAGGCTGGTGAGCTCCTCGCCGTCCTCGTCCTGGCCGAGCACGACGCGGTTGAGCTTGAACGCCTGATGCGTGAGCTTGTCTCCGTCCTTTTGCTTGATCACGTCCAGTCGGGCCATCATGCTGGTGCCCTCGGGCTTGTAGATCCCGACCATGAAATCGACGTTGGCGGTGATGGCCGATGAGCCACGCGGGCGCTCGGTGGCGTTGTGGCCAGAGTGGTGGATCACGATCACGCTGCAGTTGAACTTGGCGCGAATGCTGGCGTTGATCAGGCGCAAGTAGGCGCTGATGTCGGTGGCACTGTTCTCGTCGCCCTCGAAGGTTTGAGACAGGGTGTCGATGTAGATCAGCGTGGGCTTGGTGGGCAGGGCCTCGATGGCCGATGCCAGGGCCTCAACGTGTTCCGAAATACTCAACACCAGGGGCGTGATGCAGACGTGAAAGTTTGG